GAGTATTATACTACTGGTTCATATGGAGGGAGTAGTGATTCAAGCCCAAGTGATTCAAGCCCATCAGGTTATGAGTTTACAGGTGGGTTTGCTGCTAAAACTGATCTCGATGGTTTTGTTTGGGATTCAACAAGTGGTGTTCAATATACATCTGCAAATGCTGATGCTGGAGATTACTTAAAGTTCGGACTCGATCGTACAGTTCACTTGGCAGTAGATAGACCGTATTGGACAGATCCAACCCCAAATCCAAATATCGCAGACTTTGGTATGTTTGCTGGTGATCACTTACCAGCAGATAAGACAACTTCACTAATCAATTATACTACAGCATGGGAAGATGGAACAATAGGATCCATTGCACTTGATGGTATTAATGTTGGTGACTTAGTTTCTGTCCGTTTCGATTATAACATATTACCTCAAGTCCAGAATACTACGGTTGAAACCGGGTTACAATGGGCAACTCGTGACGCTTCAAATAATGTCACTTTTGAGTTCTTCTTGCAAGGATCAACTACTTTCTTCGGTCAAGGTTCGGTTGGTGTCTCTAGACTCCAACGTGTAACCAGTACTGCATATTTAGCTTCTGCAGAGGATATTAACGCAATCGCATTACCTGTAATCAAATCTGATAATCCGGTAATTATTCAACCACTATCAATGCTAGTAACAATTACTAAATAATGGCTATAAAAGTAACAAGAAATGATGCAGGTAACTGTATCACATTCGTAGGTTCAACGAACCCTGTATATTGGAACTCTTGTCTAGAGGGAGAAATCAACGAGAATAATTCCAACAATGTAAACGTAATCAATAAGATTAGAACAGTAGAAGAAGGTACAACCATCTACGAGTTTTTTAACTTACCTTACACTGACTTCCAGGATAAAGACGGAAACGATTTTGTATCTCCTTCTGACTGTGCTGAGTATATCACTGCTAACGCTAACGTACTTAGTAACACAGGTACTTTTATCTTTAGTCAAACTGATGTTATAGACGCTCAGAGAGATGCTACTGACACTACTGTTTTATTCAGTAATGGTGATATTTTTGCTGTTAACTCTTTAACTGCTTCAGCGGTAGCTGACGGGACTATCAAAATATCCACTGTTCGTGGGGGTAAAGATATATATACTCATATAAGATACTACAACGTAAGTGTTCTTAATGGAGGGGTTACCGGATTCAACACTATAGAGGCAGCGGTAGATAGACTTAACGAAGTGTTAGGTGGAACTACAGTTGGTTCGAACACAGGTAACACATCAACTACCGTAACAACTACATCTAACTCTTCTGATTTTACTGTATACGGAAGCAGGATTACAGAGACAGGTTCAGGAACTACCTTAGGATATACTTCTACAGCTCAAGCAGGTAACTTTGATACTAGTAATGGTTTATACTCTAATCAGACTATATCCAAGAATGGTGAGTATTTTGAGTTCGAGCAAGCATCAGGTGATTGGACTAACTCTCGCGGTGTTTATATTGGTTTATTTGACGAGACTACTTATAATGTAGAAGACTTAAATGTCGATAGTGCAGGTAATGCTGTTAAGGGTTTGTTATACCTTAGATTATACCCAACTCCATTTACTTTTGCTGACGCTACAAACGGAGCGGGTAAGATTAACGAGGTAGGTTTTTCAAATAGTCCTCAAACCAAAACCAAGTTCAGACTAGGTAGAGATAATGATGGTAGAGTATACATTGCTCACGAGACTTCCCCGAATGTGTTTGAAGTAATCTGTCGTAGCGAAAGTGTTATTGCTACCGATACAGAATTAAGATTCTTCTCTATTATGCCTAGGGATAATCAGTTAAATGGGATAAGAAACATGACTGTTAACAATGCTGTTCTAGCAGCATCGTTTATTTGGTACTATATTGAGTCTCCTGACACTGAGTTTTACTACCCATTATTTAGCTCACAAGCTGACGCTAAAACAGTTGACGAATTGTACGGAACTGCTGCTTCTGGGTCAGGGTTATCTCACCCTCACACGTTTGCTGATGAACAACCTTCAGTTCAGACTTGGTACATGCCCGCAAGTTATATGACTCACGCAGGGGCTTCTGCACCAACAACTCCTATCGGGATAGCTTGGAATGAGATTCAGACAGGTGATGACGCTAACTATATACCTTCTCAGTTTACCAACTCTATGAATGTTTCAGAGGGTGATAACATAAACTTCCAGATAAAACCATCAGGAGACCCTAACACGTATTCTCTTAGCAATATACCTGTAGGTCTTGCTTATAACTCTATTTCAGGATATCTTCAAGGAACAGCTCCTGAAGTAACAGGAGATAATATTGCTAACCCTAGTGATGTTTACTCTATTACTGTTACAAAGGTTAACTCTTACGGAAGCTCTGTAGGTACACTTACTATCAATATAGCGAACTTAACTGTTCCTGCCGTTAGTGTTACAGGTATAGGATATGAAGGTCCTGCTACACCTACAGGAACTAGTGTTAATGCTGATAACTGGTACTCTATAAATGAGCCCTTATCTGCAGGTGAGAGATTCGTGATTCCAGGGACTGTTATTCAAGATTTATTCAATGCAATGGATCAGAACTACAGCAGTACTATATTATTCGGAATCAAGGACACTAGCTGGGTTAATACTATTGATGGAAACCACACAGGTGGTACTATCCCTAGTCAAGGATTTCAGAATGATTTAGTTATTAGATTACAGAAAAATAACTTCGCAAGTGCTGAGCTTAGAGTACTATCTAACTATTATTCTCAAGGCGCTGCAATCACTTTTAGCAATTCAACTGGGGGTTCAAACCTTGCTGCCTTCATAGAAATTTCAGTTGAAGGTAATCAAATCCGTATGGGTGTTACTGCTGACACTGCGACAGACCGTACAGCAACTACTATCTATTCAGATTGGTCTCAAGGTAAAGGCGATGCCGAAATTTCACCGATGGGAGATGGTACTTCGAGAGAGATTATGGTGTTTTGGGACAAAGGTCAGACTTCAACCGGATTTGACGCAGACGATATAGATTGGACTAACTTGACAGAACAAACTATTCCTGTAGCTCCTATATCCCATACAACCTCTTGGACTAAGGCTATAGATTTTAACGGTAGCAGTCAACGCCTAAAACAATATGCGGCTACACAGGCTTCTGCTTTAAAGATGAATGCAACCACTACTTCTGTTGCTGCTACAGGTAGAACTACAAGTGATAACAGTGGTAGAGCTTGGACTACTACTGTAGTGTTTAACCTTGATGGTAATAATAGTGACCAATATATTTGGAACTATGGAGAGGGTAATTCTAATGGTGATAACAATATCTACTTAAGAATAAACGGTAGTAGAGAGTTATTCTTTGGATGGGGTCAAGAATCAACTTCCCTCAATGAATGTAGACTAGGTACTTTTAGTGCTAACAAATGGTATGGTATATATATTGCTCATGATGGAAGTAGATTAGAATCATCATATATGACTCCTTATTATCTATCTCGTATGTTTACTATCAAACACATGAGTGAAACTCGAGATTTTAACACTCTTTATGATGACAGAAGTACAACAGAAAATTGGACTGCAGGTACTACAGGTGGTATAATGACCAATTCTATATCCGGTGACCTAACTATCGGTGGTAGAGGTTCAAATGATAACTTCCACGGAAAGATTGCTAGTATGGTAGTTAATACCTTGAAAGTTAATCAAATCCTACCAGATGATGTAGAGATAGCGATGATGATTAATGATCCTATGAAGTGGTTAGCAGACTATAAAGTGGGTAATGCTTTCAGATACCCTTGGAGTAGCGTTATTGAGTCTAGTTGGTCATTTAACCATACTTACTCTGCGTGGTCAACTCAGGTATGGTTAATGGGTGAAGGTACGAGTGATTCTTTCGCAAACAATATAAGGAATCAAAGCTCACCTGCTGATCTTACTACACGGATGGTGTTTAATAGTATGCAGGCTAACGACATTGAAACGGTTAACATCACAGGATTAACTTCATAAATTAGAATAATATGAACAATTGGTTATATAAAGGGGAAGAAATGATTTCTTTGGAGTCATTTCCCCCATCAACATTCGGTTTTGTATATAGAGTAATCCATATCCCAAGTGGTAAAACTTATATAGGAAAAAAATTCGTTAAATTTACACGTAAAGCTAAACTAACTAAAAAAGATTTAGCATTATATGAGGGTACTAAAGGTAGAAAACCATCATATAAACAAGTGGTTAAAGAAAGCGATTGGCAAACATATTGGGGTTCAAATAAAACTTTATCTAACTTATTAGATAACGAACCAATAGAGAACTTTAAACGTGAAATTTTAACTTTGGCTACCTCAAAGAAATTATTAACTTACGAGGAAACAAAAGCACAGTTTATCTACGAGGTACTAGAAAATCCAAACGATTTCTTCAACGATAACATTCTCGGCAAGTTCTACACAAAAGACTTTGAGTCCCAAAAATAGGGATTTGTATTTTCTTATAAAGAAAACTTGGAGTCTCCAAAATGGGGTCGTATATTCACCCCCATATGATAAATCATCTATTAGTAAACATAGTTAACTCCGTTTTAGGAGCAGGTAAATCTACAGCTAGAGGTAATCAAGCCTACCACTGTCCTTTTTGCCATCACTCTAAACCAAAATTAGAGGTTAACTTTACTGATGGACAGAAAAATCCTTGGCACTGTTGGGTATGTAATAAAAAAGGTACAAATCTAGTTACCTTACTCAAACAAGCTAAAGCCCCTGACGATAAGATTGCTGAAATCAAAAAGCATGTCTCCTATAAAGATTATAGAGACAATATCAAACCAGCTGAGGCAGTTAAATTACCTAAAGAATTTAAACCATTTGTAGACATATCTAAAGGCGATATGACTGGTAGACAAGCACTAGCTTATCTAAAACGTCGTAACGTAAGTAAAGCGGATATACTGCGCTACAATATTGGTTATTGCGATGGCGGTGTCTATGATAAGATGATTATAATACCGTCGTATTCCCACGAGGGAACGCTAAATTACTTCGTGGCTCGTAACTTCAATGAGCACAGCCCTGTCAAATATAAAAATCCACCAATGAGTAAGGATACAGTTCCATTTGAATTGTTTATAAATTGGTCTTCTCCACTAGTTTTAGTTGAGGGTATGTTTGATGCTTTAGCAATAAAACGGAATGCTATACCACTTTTAGGTAAACACATCCAGAGAGAATTAATGAAAAAGATTGTTACCTCACAGGTGCAAAAAATATATATAGCTTTAGATAAGGACGCGCAACAGGATGCCGTTAAGTTTTGTGAACAGTTGATGGATGAAGGTAAAGAAATATATTTAGTAAATTTAGAAGATAAAGACCCATCAGAAATGGGATTCAAAGCTATTACTACCCTAATCCAGAAAACACCCCCATTAAGTCAATATGATTTAATGGCTAAAAAATTACAATTTGTATGAGTAAGAAAATTGTTTTAAAGAAACCTTACAAGCGTATTTTGGAAGTATCAGATGATGCTAAACAAATTACAATGCCAGATTCTCGTTACTATCAACGTAATGGGGACTTTTACCCATCTATCACCTATGTTTTAGGTACTTACCCAAAAGGTAAATACTTTGAAGATTGGTTAAAGAAAGTAGGATATGCTTCTGAGCACATCGTACGTAAAGCAGCAAACCAAGGTACTGAAACTCATGAAATGATTGAGGATTACTTGAATGGTAAAGAATTAAATTTCTTATCTAAATCAGGCCACCCACAATATGATACACTTGTTTGGCAAATGTTCTTACGTTTTGTTGATTTTTGGGAAGAATATAACCCAACATTAATCGAAGCTGAAGTACATTTATTCTCAGATGAACTAAAAGTAGCAGGTACCTGTGATATGGTGTGTGAAATTGAAATCGACGGTAAAACTGAACTTTGGATTATTGATTTTAAAACATCTAATCATCTTCAAACCACTTACGATTTACAAACTTCAGTTTACGCTAAATGTTATGAAGAATGTTTTGAGAAGAAAGCAGACAGATATGGTGTTTTATGGTTAAAGTCAAACAAACGTAAGGCTGCTGAAGGTAAGATTCAAGGTAAAGGATGGGAAATGTATGAATCAAAACGTACCCAAGAAGAAAATCTTGAAATATTTAAAACAGTCCAAACTTTGTTTAATCTAGAAAACCCAACCCATAAACCTGCTTTTACTAAGTTCAGAACATCTGCACGCCGAGTACTTGGAGATTAGAAAAATCCTTCGTATATTTATGGTAAACGCGCATTTATGATATCATTAGTAAGACTTTTAAATC